GAGGGTCACAAGTTAGTGGTGCGGGTCAAATATTTGAAACGGTATATGATATTGATTTCTCATCACCAATTGGTGCAGAGGGATTCCCTAATAGATTAAAAATACCTAATTTTGATGGTAATAACAAACTAATCAATTATACTATTGTTAAACGAGAAACGGTTGTTAATGGTATTACCAAAGTATTCAAAAAAGTGGTAACAGCAAATGATGTTAGACCGTTTTTAGAAGTTTTCTTACCTGAAAAAAATGTTTTAGGGGTAACTAGTGTATTATTGAAAGACAGTACTCAGTATTCTAATGTTCCTTCAGTACAAGAGTTCTTAGGGTTAGATAACAGATGGTATGAAGTTAATGCTTTAGCAGACAGTAGAGTTTTTATTGAAGACCCAACTAAAGTATCCGACCAACCCGGTATTAAGGTAGGAAAGTATATTGAGACAAGTAATAAATTCATTACAGAATTTACTCCGGAAGGATTTATGAAAATGACATTTGGTGGAGGTAACCAATCTGCTGATGAACAATTAAGAGAATTTGCGAGAGATGGTTATAACTTAAATTTATACAAATACTCAAATAACTTAGCTTTAGGTAGTGCCTTAAAGGCAAACACAACATTATTCGTTCAATATAGAATTGGTGGTGGTACTGGAAGTAATTTAGGTGTTAACGCAATCACTCAAGTTGGTACCGTTTCATTCTTTGTTAACGGACCAAGTCAAAGTCAAAATACAAGTGTAATTAACTCATTATCGTGTACTAACGTAACAGCGGCTATCGGTGGAGCAAACTACCCAACAACTGAAGAGGTTAGAAACTTAGTGGCGTTTAATTTCTCTGCACAACAAAGAGCCGTGACCGTTAATGATTACGATTCGATTATTAGAACAATGCCATCACAATTTGGTGCTCCGGCTAAAGTTGCTATTACAGAAGAAAACAATAAGATTAAAGTACAAATGTTGTCATACGATGAAAATGGTAAATTAACTAATGTTGTTTCAAATACGTTAAAAAATAACGTAGCAAATTACCTTTCAAATTATAGAATGATTAATGACTATGTTTCAATTGAAACTGCAAGTGTTATTGATTTAGGTGTTAATGTTGATATTGTATTAGATAATAGTCAAAACCAAGGTACTGTAATTTCACAAGTTATTAATCTTATTACAACATTCTTTGAACCAACAAATCGACAAATGGGTGAGAATGTTAATATTTCAGAATTAAGACGTTTAATTCAAAGTGAAAATGGGGTAATTTCATTATCGGATATTTTATTTTTTAATAAAGTGGGTGGTGAATACTCTTCTTCTCAAACTTCACAAAGATACTCTGATTCAGATACAAGACAGATAGAATTAGTTGATGATACTATCTTTGCAGAACCAAGTCAGATTTATCAAATTAGATATCCGGGTAAGGATATTAATATTAGAGTTAAAAATCTTAAAACAGTTAACTTCACATAATAATTTATTTATTTTAATAATGAATTATCTTTTGAAAATAGTAAATAAACTATTTATCAAAAAAGAATGTTATGCCAAAATCATATAGAATACGAACTGACGTAGGGATTGATAAATCCGTAAACATATCCATTGACCAAGAATTTGAATATTTGGAGATTTTATCTCTTAAAGTTTTACAGAGTGATATCTATACTCGTGTATGTTCTGATTATGGTGTGGTTATTGGACGTGTTAGTGTAAATGATGGGTTTGGTATTCCAAACGCTAGAGTTTCTATTTTTATTCCATTAACTACCGAAGATGCTGAAAACCCAATTATTTCAGAAATATATCCATATAGAACTGTTTTAGATGTTAATGAAGATGGGTATCGATACAATTTATTACCTTACGAACCGTCATACAGTGCTCATAGACCAACAGGGACATTTCCATCAAAAACTGACGTTTTAACAAATCCGACTCTTATTGAAGTTTATGATAAGTACTATAAGTTAAACGCGGTAACAAATCAAAGTGGGGATTTTATGATATTTGGGGTTCCGGTGGGGTCTCAAACACTTGTTGTTGATGTTGACTTATCAGATATTGGTGAATTTTCTTTATCACCTCAGGATTTAATTAGAATGGGTATTGCTACTGAGTCACAAGTTAGTGGTACTAATTTTAAGACATCATCAAATCTAAAAGAATTACCCCAAATTATTAATTTTACGAGAACTATTGTTGTAGAACCATTATGGGGTCAATCCGAAGTTTGTAATTTAGGTATTACAAGAACGGATTTTGACTTAAGTAATGAATCAAATATTAATATTGAGCCAACGGCAATCTTTATGGGTTCATTAATTTCAACAAATGATGATGAATATCAGAAAAAGAATTGTAAACCAAAACCTAAATCGGGTGAATTATGTTCATTAACCACCGGACCGGGGGAAATATTGGCAATTAGACAAACAATATTTTTAGATGTGAATGGAAGACCGGGTTTAGAAACATTCGATTTAGAACAAGGGGGTCAAGTTATTGATGAAAACGGTGTTTGGTTAATAGATGTCCCAATGAATTTAGATTATTTAATTACTAATGAATTTGGTGACCAAATTATATCTGATGACCCAAAGAAAGGTATCCCAACAAAAGGTAAATATAGATTCAAAGTTAAATGGAATCAATCTCCAACATTAAATGAACCTGTTAGAAGAGGTTATTATTTGGTACCTAACATTAAAGAACACGGATGGGATAGTTCAGATAGACAAGATGACCCATTAAAATTAAGTACAACTGACCCAAATTATATTAAAGCGGTAAAATCATATTCGTTCAGTTTAGATTGGTCTGATTATCCGGATATTCAAGGCGCTATAGATTGTGAAGACACATTTTATATGATGTCGTATAATAAAGTTTATACAGTATCTCAATTAATTACTCAATATAGAAAAGGATATAATCCAAATAGATTTGTATCAATTAAGAATATTGTTAGTAGTGATTGTAGTAGTGATACAAATAAATTTCCAACAAACGATGCTGTTTATCGTTTTGATTTAATATTTTTCTTATTAAAGATTTTATCTTATGTGTTTAAGCCTACATTAATAGGTCTTGTTATTCTTGCTCACATTCTTTATTTTTTAGTTGTTATTTTAGGGATTATTCTGACGTTAATTATTTTAGTTATCGGTGGTATTGTAATAATTGTATGTAATATAGTTAGAGGAATTATGGAAGCTATTAATTCGGCACCCGACCCAGTTCCGAACGTAGGTAGACCACCTGATTGTCCAAATTTTCAAGATTTATTAGATTTAATTGAAAAAATTTTAGATTTAGCAAATTATTTTAGAAATATTAAAGTTCCTAATTTATCTTACCCTGATTGTGATGTTTGTAGTTGTGGTGCACCTGACCAAGTTCAGGTTCAAAATGATGAGGAAATGGAACAGGCATCAACAACCATTCAAAATAATGGTGGTTATGGTGTTACTACCAATTTCTTTTTAGATTCCTCATATCCAATAACAGGTACAACAATTTTTAATACTCAAAATGATTATTTTTATCAACAATTATTTGTCGGTTCTGAATGGACTGCGGGAGGTCAATATGACGCACAAAATGTTTTAGCTAGAGCACCTCAATTAATTACAATCACTCAAACGGAACCATCTAGTGGTGGGGTTGACAAACTCACAGATGCTTTTACATCAAGTATTCCAATTGGTGAAAGAATAAATTTATTTAATACCAAGGCAAAATATTTTAATGGCCCTCAGGATAAATCGAGTATTGTTCTAAACGGTACTTGTAGAATATCCAATTCGGCAACACCAACACCGGGTGCGGGTAATATTTTATCTATTCAAAGTATTAACAATCCGTGGTTATTTGTTGGGGCGGTATTAAGTGGTTCCGGAATTGCTCCGGGGACAACAATATTATCATATATTGGTGGTACAGGTGGTGTAGGAACGTATATTGTGTCAATATCACAATTAGTGTCGTCAGGAACTAATTTTACAGTACCAAATAACGCAATTGATTCTCCGGGTTCTATACCTAATAATGATAATCCGGGTGGTGGGGTTAATAGAATTAAGGTTAAAGTAGCACCTGAAATTACAACTAATTCAAATAAATTTCACTTAGATAATGTTGTAGCATTAGTGGTTAAAGATGGTTTATTGTCAAGATTTCAATCAGGTAAACTAATTACATTTCAAGACCCTCTTATGAGTTTAGATTCTAATATGAGTGGTGCAACATTAAACTATAAATCAGCAAAATCAATTGTTGGTGACACTACAACACCTTTAATCTCAGGTAAAGGTAGAGTTAATAATTCACCTACGTTACCGGTTAATTCAGGTAATACTTTAACAGTAACTAATGTTACTTATAATGGGTTAATTCCAGGTACTGTAGTTAGAATTCAGGGTGATGTTGATGCTCTTGGAGACCAAATTGATAGAACCATAATAGCGCAATTACCTCTAAATTTGTCTGCTAATGATGTGTCAAATGGTACTGGTAGATATACAATTTCAGGACCTCAACTTTTAATTACTAATCCTGTTAAATTTGTTGTCGTAACATCAACTACTAGAACATTAACATATGCTGACCCATCAGGTAATGGAACTAATATTCCTGTAACATATGATTTAGTATTAACAGGTGATTCGATATACCCTCAATATGATTATCAAAAATTCCCAATAGATTTAGAGTATTACCAAGTTATAACAGGTATGACTTATTCTGATTATCTTTCATTAACCAATCAAACACCAAATACATCGGTAACAAGTTGGGATAATTTAACATTTAATAGAAGATTTTTAGATAATGACACCAAAATTTATAATGTTCACGGAAATAGTAATAATTGGGCATTATATAACCAATTTGGTGGTACTGCAGTAACTCCTGCTAATGGTTTAACTTATCCCCCGATGGTACAATATAATTTTAATGACCAATTTGAGGATATTAATAAACAAGGTGTGGTATTTTTAGTTAGAGGTGTTGACCCACATTCAACTCGAGTTAATATTGAATATGATTTAAGTAAATTATTTGGTTTTTATAATTTTGGTAGTGGTCCAATTGTAAGTGGAAAATTCAAATTGAATCACCCAATTAAAGGGGGGTTCAAAACAGTAAATCATAATAATATTAATCTTAATACGGATACGGATTCTTATTCAAATTTACCGCTGTATTATGATTCATTTCATATGACTTTAGTACCAAATGGTGCTATTATCACAGAACCAAATCCGATACAACCAACACCAATACCACCAAACGTGGCAAATCCTGATATTGTTATTGGAAGTGGATTTAGTTCATTTACAAGTAATATGATTTCGTATTACTCATCATTTGATAATTCAACATTAAGTTCACCTACGTTTAATCCGGGTACAGGGTGTAGTTACTCTAATCCACCATCAGTAGGTGGATTTGGGCCATCAACACCTGCGGTTCCACAGATAACTAATGGTGCTCAAGTAAACGCAAAAGGTGCTAGATTGAAGATATCAAATTTTACTCCAATACCTTCAACATCACCAATTGATTTAACAAATATAAGTAATAATAGAACTATAGGTAATAATGGATTCGTTGTTGAATGGAAACAATATGCTACTGTAAATCCTGGTGATTGTACTTTGTGTTCTACGTGGCCTTTTAGTCCGGCCCCATATTCTATTGGTGTTAGATATAATACATTATCAAATACTGCGGGTATTGATACAACAAAAAATAGAGGTTATTTTGAAACTGAAATAGTTGAAGGTTCAGGTTTTATGTATCAAGATATTGATATGAGTCAATCTTTTTATAACATTCAAGGATTTACTGTATGTTGTGTAAATAATGGTGGTAGAAAGGCGAATGGGTTCTATTATGCTCCGGGATATG